GGTAATCCAGCAGGTGATGTTTCTGCTGGTATTAACACAGCAGTTGCAGACGTTATTTTTGCAGGTAGATCCAGATTACAAGGAGTAAATTTAGTTTGCTCTGGAACGGCAGGAAATGTAGATTTTGTAAACACCTCTCCAAACGGTACAAGTTCTTTTAAACTAGGGTCTGTAGCTTCTGCTACAGTAACTAGAGATATAACTATTCCAGATAATGGATTGCTTTTTAGTGGCGGTATATATATTAATTATACAACTGCTACATTTTCATCATTGACTGCTTTTCACGCTTAATAGACTATGGCTACTTCAGGAACCCGCACATTTAGTTTAGATGTAGCGAATGCGATAGAAGAAGCATATGAACTTGCAGGATTAGAAGTTCGTACTTCTTATGATGCAGTTACTGCTCGTCGTTCTTTAAATATCATGTTTGCCGATTGGTCAAACAGAGGTATTCAAATGTGGGAAATAACTAAGGTAGAACAAGACCTTACTGAAGGAAATAGTGAATACCCTATTAATAACTTTGATATCGATATCTTAGATGCATATATTCAAAGAACTGTTAATGGAATAGTTACTGACCTTTCTTTAGATAGAATAGATCGTCATGAGTTTGTAGAAATACCTAATAAAGCTACAAAAGCTAGACCAACAGATTACTGGTTAGAACGTTTAAAATCACCAGTTATTCATTTGTATCCCGCACCAGAGAACTCAACAGACAAACTCATTTACTATGTTTGGCGTACTATTGAAGACACTAATGCGTCAACTAACGATATCGATATCCCTACAAGGTTTACACCTTGTTTAGTTTCAGGGTTAGCTTACTACTTATGTTTAAAAAAGAACGTACAAAAGTTACCTGTAATCAAACAACAATACGAACAAGATTTAGCTAACGCTATTAAGTATGACGAAGACCGTTCTCCTTTAAGGCTTGTTCCTAGACAAGAGTACATCTAATGGCATACGCTTCGGGCAAACACGCTAACTTTATATGTGACACTTGTAGTTTTAGGTATCCGTATACAACGGCATTTATGACTTGGGATAATTTTAGGGTATGTAATGAATGTTATGAACCAAAACACCCACAACTAGACCCCGTACATATACCAGCAGATGCAGTTTCTTTATGGAAACCTAGACCTGATTCAAGCGTGTCCGAAAGTGAAAATGGTATTATAATTACAACAAACGCATCAGCAGGTGGCATGACTTTTGGGTCTGATCCTATTGGAACTATTTTCGATGGACAAAAAGCTACAAGCTCTTTAGGTACTCTAACGGTGGTTACATAATGGCAGGATTTACATATAGTGGGTTAAAAACCACAGTTCAAAATTATTTAGATAATACTGAAACAACTTTCGTAAATACGTTAAATACCTTCATTGAAACAGCTGAAGAAAGGATTTTAAAAGGCGTACAGCTTCCTGTTTTTCGTAAAAATGTTACAGGAGAATTCACAGCCAACCTTGAATACTTACAAACACCTACTGATTTTTTATCTCCTTTTAGTTTAGCAGCTATCGATTCCGAAGGTAGTTACAGTTATCTGTTATTTAAACATGTCTCTTGGATTAGAGATTACACTCCAAAAAGAGCTACAATTGGAGAACCCCTTTACTATGCCATCTTCGATAACGATGCTTTTATTATAGCCCCCACACCTACTAGTGGTTTTACCGCTGAATTACATTACTATTACAGACCTGCTTCTTTAACAAGTGTAGGTGATAATAACCAAAGTTGGCTTTCTGAAAATGCACCTAATGCTTTGTTATATGGTTCTTTAGTAGAAGGTGCAGTTTTTATGAAAGCTTCCCCCGATGTTATTATGTTATATGAACAAAAATTTCAAGAAGCATTAGCGATGCTAAAACTTCTTGGTGAGTTTAGAGATATTAGAGATGAAGCCAGACATGATCAAATAAAAATGACAATTCCAGGAGCTGATAATGTTTAGTGTAGACGTATCAAGTAGTTTAGGTACTGTAGGTGTAGCAACCACGCAGAATAAAGGTTTAAGTCCCGAGTATTGGACTGAAAGAGTAATGGAACGATTAGTTGCTGTTAGTGAAAATGCAGACCCTATGATTAAAGCACAGGCACAAGCATTTAAAGAACAAATACAATCAGTTGTTTTGTTATACATGAAACAAGCTATAGTTAGTGATAGAACTACTATGGTTGGTTTATTAAATAAACAAGGTCATACAGAAATGGCTGAAATAATAAGGAGGCTATAATGGCAATATCACAAGCAATGTGTACTTCATTTAAAGTAGAACTTATGAAAGGAACTCATAACTTATCCAACGGTGGTAATAGTTTTAAGTTAGCTTTATATACAAGTTCTGCATCTTTAGGTGCGACTACAACAGCATATACTAGTTCTAATGAAGCTAGTGGAACTAACTACACAGCAACAGGAGCAGCATTAACTAATGTAACCCCTGTATCATCAGGAACCACGGCTATAGCTGATTTTGCAGATTTAACATTTAGTAATGTTACTATTACTGCTAGAGGTTGTTTAATTTATATCGACACTAATAGTGATAAATCTGTTGCGGTATTAGATTTTGGTGGAGATAAAACATCTACAGCGGGAGATTTTACTATTCAATTTCCAGCAGCAGATGCTTCAAACGCTATTATAAGAATAGCCTAATAAGCAATGGCTATTGTAGCAGGTTGGGGTAGAGGTACTTTTGGTCAACTGACTTTTGGTGAACCTATACCCGTAGTTGTTACAGGAGTAGTAGGTACTTCAGCATTAGATAATGGCACCGCGGTTCAAGCAGCAGCAGTTACGGGAGTTTCTGCAGTTGCGTCAACTTCTGCTTTAGGTGATGAATCGGTAACCTGTGCTGCAAACGTAGCGGTAACTACGGTAGTAGGAACTTCTGCGATAGGAACAGTAATTCCTGCTTCTAGTAATAATTTAAATGTTACATTAGCGGGAGCGACATCTACGTTAGATAGCGTAACCACAAAAGCTAATGCAGACATTACTACAGAAGGTTTTGAATTAACCTCTGCACTGAATACAGTTAACGTTTGGCAAACAGTAGGACGAGGTATAACAACAACATATACAGACGTTTCTACAGTTCAAACACCGAATTGGCAAGAAGTTGCTTAATATTTATAGAAAATAAGGTATAATCAAAACGAGGAATAAAAATGGCAAGTACATACGTAAATAACCTAAGACTAAACGAAATGGGCACAGGTGATGCCAGTGGTACTTGGGGTAACACAACAAACACAAATTTAGAACTAATTGGAGAAGCTTTAGGTTACGGAACAAGAGCTATTGCAAACGCTTCTACCGATAATCTTACTATAGCAGACGGAGCTTCCGATGCCGATAGATCCATGTATCTTAAACTTACTGGAGGCGGACAAGCGTGTACAGTAACTATACTACCCAACACTGTTTCTAAGGTCTGGATACTAGAAAACGCTACGAGTGCCGCACTTACGTTTACCGCAGGTAGTGGAGCTAATGTAATTATACCAGCAGGTGATGTAAAAGTTATAGCTACCGACGGTGGTGGTTCTAGTGGAGTAGTTTATGATCTTTTTTCTAGTCTTAGCGTAATAGATTTAAAAGTACAAGATGATCTAACAGTAACAGGCGATATAGACGTAGACGGAACGACTAACCTAGACGTAGTAGACGTAGACGGAGCAGCTAATTTTGCAGCAGATGTAACTTTTGCAAATGGTGCAGATATTATTACTGCTTCAGCAGGAACAAGTAATGTTCGTGTAGGTGTCAACGCAGGTAACTCCATTGCAAGTGGTGGTAATTTTAATACTGTCGTAGGCGATGAAGCTGGTACTGCAATTACTACTGGTACAGATAATACATCAATGGGTTTTGAAGCAGGTAAAGCTATAACAACAGGCAATGAAAATACAGGTATAGGCTACAGAGCTTTATTAGCAGCAACTACAGGTGATGAAAATACAGCCGTGGGACATTCAGCATTAGCAGCAGTAACAACTGCTTCGGATAATACAGCCGTAGGCTCTAATGCAGGTGGTTCAATTACTACAGGTATAAAAAACGTAGCTGTTGGTACTTTATCTTTAGATGCAGCCACCACTGGTCAAGAAAATACCGCAATAGGGCATCAAGCTCTTACCGCAGATACTAAAGGTAATAGAAGCGTAGCTATAGGTCATGGGTCTTTAGTTACTCAAAACTTCACTACTGCTACAAGTGCTTTAAATACAGCAGTTGGTTATAACTCAGGTAATGCACTGACCACAGGTATTCAAAACACTATTATAGGTGCTTTAGCAGGAGACGCATTAACAGATGCAGACTTTAATGTAGCTGTAGGTATAAATGCTTTAACTTCTGATACTTTAGGTAGTAGTAGTACAGCTATTGGTGATAATGCTCTTGCTGCACAAAACCTTACTACAGCTACCACTACCTACAATGTAGCAGTAGGTATTAGTGCTGGTAAAACAATAACCACAGGCATACAAAACTGCCTCATAGGTAGCTTGGCAGGTGATGCACTTACAGATGCAGATGATAACACAGCTGTTGGGGTTGGTGCTTTAACTACAGACACATTAGGAAGTAAGTCTACAGCTATAGGACGAAGTGCTTTACAAACACAAAACTTTACAACTGCCACGGCTACTCACAACACAGCAGTTGGTCACAGTGCAGGGGTGCTTATTACAACTGGCACACAAAACACCGCAATAGGTAGTGATTGTGGCAGCCGAATTACTACGGGTAATGAAAATACATTTTTGGGTTATAAGGCTGGGGTACATGCTGTTCCTACTCTAACTGGACAAGATAATACCCTTATTGGTGCGTATAGTCATGTCACGGCGACTGACGGTGATACCGCAAATGCTTTCGGTTATAACATAGCTGCGGAGGCTGGATACACAACTGTTGGTAATGCTGGTAATGATATAAGAGCCGCACACGGTAACGTAACTTGGGCAACAGTATCAGACC